CTACCATCATTTTTACCATATTTTTCTGTCCAATATTCAATTGTATGAAGTTTTTTCATTAAAATTCTTAGATTTTTCTTTTGTTCTTCTGATAGAGTCCTCCCTTTCAAATATTTACCATTATCTTGAATTCGTTTGACTTCTTTCTTTGCTTCTTCTGGTGAAAATCCTTTTTTGATCCAGTATTCAATACATCTCACACTTCCATTTCTACACTCAGTTTTTGCTCTAATTTTTGAATCTTCAGGAGAAAATCCACGAAGTTCCCAATATATTGGCATTCTAGGATTATTACTATGATTTCTAACCATGATATTTAAATAAAATCTATAATTATCTATAAGGGTAACTGTCAATAAAAAATTAAATCATCTTTTTTATTTTATCAGCAGTTTCTTCATCACAGTAGATAATAATTTTTTCCGACCCTCTGGCACACTTTCCTGTGCTGCTTGCTCCAGAAATTGTAGTAATTTTATTACTACTAAATCCGCCAAATATACTACCCGAAACAAGTGCATTAAAAATATAAGACCCAGTATCTACATAATTCTCACCCTCTTTTAAATCTGTTGCGATTTGTGCATACTCACATCCAATTTCTTGGATTATATCTTCCAGAAAATTCATTGTATCCTCTTTAAATAAAAAATGATTCTAAGTCCACAACTTTTTCAGTTTTCCATCCAATTATTTCAACTAAACTTTTAATTGGTTCCAAAAAAGACTTTTCAAATTGTAGATCATAATCTATGTATTTGTCAAGATTAAGTTCTTTTGGAAATTTTTGAATAAAAGAAATAACATTTTCTCCTATTGTATTTGGTTTTTTTAAGTAAATATATTTAATTTTTTCCCCACTTCTTATCAAAGAATACTTATTTTCCAAATTATTTTTTTCTATGTGATAATTATAAAGAAGGGAACCTCTCACATGTATAGGAGTACCTTTTACATAGATATCGTTTGGTGAATAAAACTTTCGTAAATCAGTTACTCCTCTAGGAAAAGCAATTTGATCTGGGGAGAGAGTCTTAAATTCTTTTTTAATAGAATTTACAAAATCAATTAATTCATCTTGTTCACCGTTCATAATAATTTTTATTACATCTCTAATTGCGGTTCTACAATATGATGGCGTTGATGTTTTTACTGCTTCGATGCCAGACATTTTTATTTTTGGTTCAGAGTAAAAAACACCTTCATTATCCCATACATTGAGTATGTAATTTTTTTTACTTCGCCAGAGAGCAGATGAACATATTTTTTCTCTTTTCATATGAAGACAATTTTCATATGCATTTGTAATGTCACATAATTTATTAAAAGATTTATCAATAAAAGTTTGCATTGCATCATCACAGACTTTAATTAAAAAGTGAATGATTTTTTCTTCTGATACACTCTTGTCCTTAAATACTTTGTTTACAATTGGTTCAAAATTTAAAAAGCAACTATCTGTATCCATTGCTATGACTAAATCTTCATCTTTAGTACCAGAAACAGTATTCAAGTAAGAATTAAGATCTTTTTCAATCCATTTAATCACAGTTTGACCTGAGTAAGTAATTGCTTCAGCATTTCGAATATCATAAAATCTAAAATATTCGTTACCTAAAGAACCAAAAGCAGAGTTGAGGCAAATTTTAAGTGCATGTTGATAGTTTTTGTATGTAGAAATTTCCTCTTCTAATTTTTGAGATGGATTTGTCTCATATAAAGATTGTGCCGCAAGCATTTTCTTTTTATAGACAGTTCTTTCATTAAACATTTTTTCCATAATTTTGGGAAGAAATCCTTGCACTTTTTTGGTGTACATGGACCCATTCGAACAAATCGTATAGTCTGGATATTTATTTTCAAATTTATTATCTATAATAGAATTAATTGAAACATCAATATTTCTATCTTTAACTAGTGTCTCCGGACTTATATTATAAGTACGAATTAACGAAGGATACAGTGATGCGAGGTCAAAACTACAGACATATTTAAATTTTCCTATCTGAGGTTCTTTTACATGTGCCCCTTTAAATTTTTCTTTCTTTTCGCCTGTCTTCTTTTTAGAGGGAATTACAATTTTATCTTGAATTAAATAATTATAAATTATACCATCCCACATTCTACCTTGATAGAATACATCTTGAATGTTAACCTTTGCCTGATAAGCAAGAGTAAAAGCGAGTTGTATAAGACTCAATTTTTTTTCGAATCTACTGATTAAGTTACAATCTTGAACATTATACTTCACAAATAAATCAAAATTATTTGTGTAAAAATCTTTAAAAGTATCATATTCATCGTGATTTAGTTTTTGTTCATTTAGAACTTCTTTTGCTACTGTATCTAATCTATTATTTTCAGTATTAATGAACGCAAACTTTTTGAATAATTGTAAATAATCTAATGTGGTAATTCCATATAAATCATATTCATATTCAACTCTATCTTGAATAACAAACTCTCTACATGAAATTTTTTTCCAGACAGAAAGTCTTTTTGCTTCATTCTCACCAAAGTTTTTAGAAATTCTATTAATAATATAAGGAATGTCAAAATTTATACAATTCCATCCAGTCAAAATATCAGGATAATTATTTTCCCAGAATGTTAAAAATTTCTGTAAAAGTTTTACTTCATTTTCACATTCATAATAAACATGGTTATCTATTTTTTCTGTGAATGGTCTACTACCCCAAGTATAAGAAATATTTTTATTAAAATCTTGAATTGTAATAAGAAGAATCTCTTCATTCGCTTCTTGTGCATTTATTGCACCATTTTCTGCGGTTGTTTCAATATCCAAAATATACAGTTTAACCTGAGAAATATCATATTCAATTGAACCTGAGAAATTTTCAGAAATAAATTGATAAATTGGATTTTCATTACCAAAATACTCAAATCCGTCAACGTCTTTATATTTTTGAATGAAACTTTTACTTTCTGAAATTGTTCCAGGTTGAATTGGAGCAAGATAATCTCCATTCAAGTTTTTATATTCTGTGTTAATTTTAGAACGAATAAAAAAAGTTGGTTGATATTTAATTTTGTCTTTAATTTCTATTTTATCTTGATAACCTCTGTAGAAAATATAATCACCAATTGTTTTTATATTCGTATAAAATTTCATGTTTTAGTCAACTCTAAATACTTTTCAATGATTTCAGGTTTGGGGTCTACAATAGTCAAGATGCTATCAGAGTGAATCATCATTTCTTTTTGTTCTGTCAACTCTTCATCTGGCCATGGAGATAGATGTGCATTCTCATCTATTTGATAGGGTTTAATTAATTTACAATTTGGATCACCTAATTCCGCATCAATTTCTTGAATTTCTGTAATAATTACATTATCAACTTTCAGTAACAGGCACTTTACTGTCTTTGTCATTCATTTTCTCCTCATACATTTCTTTTATGGTTTGAATTGGATTTACTATAGCAACGACAGAATCCAGTGTGACTTGAATTTTATCATCACTCGTTAAGATAATCCATGGCGTCATTGAGACTTCTATATTTGATTTTGAATCATTAAATTCTTCTGTCAGAAGAATTGATCTTTTTATTTCAATTAATTGTGGATTTTTAAATAAATATGCCCAAGTGCTGTCTTCAGAAAATATTTCTTTTATATCAGAGATAATAATTTCACCTGATTTTAGTTTTGCAAGTTTAATTGACATTTTTATCCCTCACTACAGTTGTAGTATATCATAAAAAAGAGAAGGAGTCAACTGATTTTCAGTGAATCCTTCTCTATGATTTAAAGTACCACTATTTAATTTATAGATATTCTTTTCTAGAATGATGTTCAGGTATAACTTTTGTCAGATGAATTCGAAGCAAACCGTTATTGAATTCAACAGATTTAACTTCGGTATCATCAAACAGAATCCATGATTTTTTGAAACTTCTTGTCGCTAGTCCTCTATAGACATATGTATTTGAAGTCTCTGGTTCAGAATCCTTTCTACCTTCAACAAAAAGTTTTCCATATTCTGTATATACATGAACTTCAGATTTTTCAAATCCTGCTAATGCAATTTCTAGATAAGATTCAATATTATTGACATCAACTAAATTATATGGTGGATAATTTGATGACGTATCATAAAAATTTAGATTGAAAAATCGATCTAGATACTCATCCAATCCAATGCTATTACGAGAAATTCTCTCCATTAAACCAGAAAGATCAGACGAAGTATATCGTGCTAAAGATTTCATCATTTTAAATCTCCTTTAAAAGCGAGTTTTTATTTTATGGACCCTTTAAGGCATCCGGTAAATATATAGCACGATCTTAAAAGATATTACCAGTCAGGAAAACCGAATATTTTTGTTCTTAAAACTCACCTTCTTCATCAACTCTTTTCTTTTTAGATCCAATATTATATTTTGTTTCTAAAATCCAATCATTTTTATCTTTATAAGAAAGTACTTTAATCTGATTCAATGGAGCAATATCATTAAGTTGTTCCGGATTGCAAATTGTAACTAGACCCCAATCTGCAATTAGTTGCGCTATCCTATTTCGACGTTGAATATCATTTACAGTTAGATTTGCATGTTTTCCATCTAATGCAAAAAGTTCTTTAAAACTTACAATGAAGTACTTACCCTGCTTATGCAGAATATGACAACTCTGATACAGTTTCTTTTCTTTTCTTGAAGCTACACCAATACGTGTTAGGGTTTCTCGAACTTTAAGAAAATCATCAGGTTCATTCAATAAAACTTCGATCATCATGCTCGGAGTCCAATTCACTTTGGGTTCATTTACAACTGACATACTTACCTCAAATTAAGTTATATATGTTTTATTTATATTTATTTGTTTTTGCGCATAATTATACATAAAACGAAATTATTTTTTCCCACCAGTTTGAAATTGGGATTTTATAAAATCAATCTGGGGTTTTGTTAGAATTTTTAAAGCATTCTTTGCCTTCTCGTCACTATAATGATAGTATTTTTTAATATATTCAATATCTTCCATCTTTTCTTTACGAATCCATGGTGCATATCTCTTCTTCTTCCTTAAAACA